GACGGGAACTGGCGTTCAAAAGCCGCGCTAGGAGATTGTTCAAAAATGGAACGCGATTATTATTACCGGCCGCCAGCCACCTACAAAGGCGGCGAGTCTCTGGAAGCCCGATTGAGACGCAAGCGGGGCGAGCCGCCGCCATCGGAGCCGTTCCGCATTGGGCCGCCTCCGTGGCTCGTTGCTCTTGTGATGGGCGGCACATTCCTTGCGCTCGGCTTGGCGCTCGCCTCCGTAATCATTTTGCGGGGCTAAATGAGCGTCAAAATACTCCACGGCGACGCTCTGGAACTCCTGTTTCTGATGGAGGCGAACACCATTGATGCCGTCGTGACCGACCCGCCATATGGCCTTGAGTTCATGGGCAAGGAGTGGGACGGCTCCGATGGCTTCCGCCGCTCGCTCAATAAGGCTGACGTTGGCCGCGATAACGCTTTCGGACGTACAAGCGCCCGCGCGCCCGAGTATCGCGCCGATAATGTCTATCAGGCATGGTGTGAGAAATGGGCGAGCGAGTGTTTCTATGTCCTCAAACCCGGCGCTCATCTGCTCGTCTTCGGTGGCACGCGCACTTATCACCGCATGGCCTGTGCCGTTGAGGACGCGGGCTTTGAAATCCGCGACCAAATCTATTGGATTTACGGTCAAGGCTTTCCGAAATCCCGCAATACTGCGTTGAAGCCGGCACATGAGCCCGTCGTGTTGGCCCGCAAGCCGTTGATCGGGACCGTGGCAGAGAACGTCGCAAAGTGGGGCACTGGGGCACTCAATATCGACGCATGTAGAATCGAAGCGCCGCCGTGGTCGAAGGCAGACGGGGACTCTGGCGCTGGATTTAAGACCGGAAAATTCTGCGGCGCGGCTGGCCTTGGTGACAATACGCAAATCGGCGGAACACGATCTAGCTCCCTTGGCCGCTTTCCCGCCAATGTCGTCCACGATGGCAGCGATGAAGTAGTCAATGCTTTTCCCGACGCGCCGGGGCAACAGTTCTATTTCGGCCCTGAGCATGGAGATCGGCTGTCGCGCGGCATCTATGGCGATTTTGGGCCAAGGCCGCCCAACCCGCCACGCGACGATGGCGGCTCCGCTGCCCGTTTCTTTTATTCCGCCAAAGCCGACAAAGAGGATCGCCTGAGTTCCAAGCATCCCACAGTGAAGCCCGTTGACCTGATCGCCTACCTCTGCCGCCTCATAACGCCGCCCAAGGGCCTCGTGCTCGACCCCTTCGCTGGTTCCGGCACGACCGGCATGGCGTGCCTGCGCGAAGGCTTTGACTGCATCCTGATTGAGCGCGAAGCCGAGTATGTCGCGGATATTGAGCGCCGGATTGCTCATGTTTCGGGCACCGATTCTCCCTTGTTCTCAATAGCAAAATGAGGCACGGGAGTCATGTATATAATTCCCATCTATTTGATCAGCACCTGGGATGCGGAAGTCGTCAAGATCGGCTTCACGACCAGCATTCGATCGCGACTGAGGTCGCTGCGCACGGCCTGCCCAACGCAACCGCGCGCTCACCTGTTGCTCAAGGGCTCTGTCCTTGAGGAGCGCGAGCTTCATCAACGCTTCGCGGTCGATCGCATCCGCGGCGAATGGTTCCGATTGTCGGACGCTATTCGCAGTTTCATCACTGAGCATAAAACCGATCCGCCCTAGCGAAGCTGGTGGCAACTTGCCACAAGCTTGCGTGCGTCTCTGAGAAAAGCGTTCGGCCGCAACAGCAAAACCAAAGAGGAAACGGCGAATGAGCGAAGCAAAGAAACCGGCCGCGATGGTGGAGATCCATCCCGGCTCGCCGGAATGGCAGACTTGGCTCGTTTATCATCGCGGCACCAAGACCGAGACGCGCATGCTGCTGTGCCTCGGCGGCAAGACCAAAACCGGCGACATCATCCCGCCGCGGTCATGGCTTGCCCGCTCAAAGTTTCCACCAGACGCGCCGAAGCCTGAAAACGCACCGCGAAAGATAAAGCAGCCAATCTGGGCGCCGCCGGCAGTGCATGCATCAGCACCCGAAGGCAGCATCGATCTGATCGTCGAACGCATGACGGTCATAGAGACGCGCCACGCCAAAGAGGCGGACATCAAGAAGCGCCAACGCAAGGAAGCAAAACGGACCGAGGATGTTCTCGATGCCGCGCTAAAGTCTGTGGCGGCTAACCACGTTCCCTACATCAACGGCGTTGAAAATCTTGGCACGCTCAAGGTGGCTGATCCCCTGGAAGAGCAAGAGATCATCCGCGCCGGCCGCGGCCACTTCACGACCAAGAAAAAGAACGCGCCATTGCGCGAGCGCGTCGTCTCGCTGCGCAACGATCCGATCGGCCGTATGGCCAAGCGCGGTCATCTCGGTCGCGATGAAGACCGCGACATTCGCTTGCAGGTCGCCCGGCACTGGCAGCGCTTTTATGAGCGTGCAGAGATCGGCGGCGCCAAGGGCATCGATCCAACCCGCGATCATGTCGATGGCGGCGGCTTTCAGACGCCGGATACCGACGGCCGTCTCGACGCCGAACAGATGCTCGCACGATTGGCGAAAGTACTCGGCCTCGAGGGCGAAAATCTGTTGCGGCGTGTGCTCGGCGAGAACATGGAACTGAAAGAGATTGCCGCTATGTTCGGCTTTACCAGCGCTCGCGACGTCAATTACTACGGCCGGCGCCTGGTCGAGTGTCTCGATACTCTCGCCGGCGAATTGGGCTACAAGGTCGAAGCCAAGGGGCGCCGACCGCTGCGCGACGAACACGCCATCATGGCTCGCGCGGGAGATAACCCCGAATTACATAGGGCTATCCATCGGGCCAGGAGGGGGACTTGACATGCTGTCAGCTTCCAGGGCACTAAATCGTCATGTCTAGCGAGTGTGAGTCGCACACCCTGGACCTCCCAAAATGATACAATCTTCACCCGCACGCTCCGCCCGCTGCGGCCTTTCGCCGTTCGGTGCGCGCCATCAAAGCGATCTATGGCGAGAACTGTTGCCAAAAGCTCGGCAACAGCTCGTCGAGGCGGGCTTGTTCACATCGGACGGAAAGATCACGGAACGTCGCCGCGCAGTGCTCGAGGAGCGCGCGGTATGATCGACCTGCAGTTCAATCTCAGCGAATTCGAGAAGCGCGCGGTGGAACTCGACGGCGCGCTCGACCAGGTGCCGTTCGCACTTGCTCTCGCTTTGACCGAGGCTGCGAATATTACCAAGCAAGCCTTGGTGGACGAGTGGCCTCAGCATGTTACCCAGCGCAATCCTGGCTTCATCAAGAGGGCCTTGCAGGTTAAGCCGGCGACCAAGCACAATCTACGCGTCGAGATTTACGACAGTCTCGGCCGCGCACATTTGGCACTGCACGCCGACGGGGGAACAAAGCAAGCCAAAGGGAAGTTTGCTATCCCCGTTGAAAGCAACGTCAAGCGCGGTGCGCGAGGCGTGTCCCGCTCAAAGTGGCCGCGTTCGCTCGCGAATTCTTTCGTTGCCGATCTCCATGGGAAAGGTCCGGCACTGTGGGTTCGTTACGCGCGCAAGGGCAGGCGACTGAGGCTTATGTACACGCTTCGCTCGGCGGTCGGAGTTCAAAAGGACGTTCCTTTCCGCGAAACTTTTGCGGAGATGATGTTGAGAGAGTTGCGGGAGTCGTTCCCAGCTGCCATGGCGCGTGCGATGAAGACGCGTAGACCACGGTGATCAAGCCCCGCGAAGTTCATGGGTCCTTCCGGAGGGGTCCGGGGACCGCGGGGACCGCACGACCGTTCGCCATATCTAGGGCCAGTCGGCGCCGAGGGGACTCCACTTCCGGCCGCAAATGTTTACTCGGCGCCACAAAGGCCTTCCGCCGCCGCCAGGTGACTCGCTGGCCCGTAAAATCTGCTCGGTCCTTTTGCGCCGTGGTAGCCGCGAAAAACGCATCAGCGACCAAATCGTGACTCTCGGAGGGGACTCCGCTCCGGCGGAGTGGGCCAGGGGGGGATTCCGCTTCCGATGGCAACGCAGAATGAGGCCGCCGCTCACATCGATCTAGGCGACCGCCGCTTTCGCGAGCTCATCGACGACGGCGTGATCGAGCGAAGGCCGCCCAGCGAGTATTACCTCGAGCAAGTGCGCGTGAGTTACATCCGCCATCTGCGCAAGGTTGCCGCCGGCCGCGGTACTAAGACCGATGCCGACCTATCGACCGAACGCGCCCTCCTCACCCGCGAGCAGCGTTCTGCGGCCGAGCGCAACAACGCCGTCGCTCGCGGTCAGCTCGTCGTGATCGAGGAAGTCGCCCGCCAGGTCGAAACGGAATACGGCGTGGTGCGCCAACGCTTGCTCGCCATTCCTGGCAAACTCGCGGATGCACTTGATGGCATGAACCGTGAGGAGCGTGAGGTCGCAATTGCGGGCGAGATCACCGAGGCCCTGAATGAACTTCATGACCCCGCCGTCGCCGGCGGTGGCGCCGATCGGACGGATGGAGCTGGCGGATCGCCTGCACCTGACGCGCCGGGCGCTGAAGCCGCCGCCCCGTCTCAGCCTCATTGAGTGGGCCGATACTTATCGCCGCGTCGCGGAGACCTCAGCCAATCCAGGCCAATGGCGCACATCGGCTGAACCGATCGCCTATGGGCCGATGGCTGCCTTCAGCGAGCCCGACACTCACACCATCACGGTCATGGCTGGCACCCAGATCCTGAAGACGGAATTTCTACTGAACACCGCCTGCTATTTCATCCACCAGGATCCATCGCCGATCCTGTTTGTGCAACCGTCGCAAGGAGCCGCTCGAGATTTTTCCAAAGATCGGTTTGCACCGATCATTGCGATGATGCCCGTGCTGCGTGCGCTCGTGCAACCGCCGCGCTCGCGTGATTCTGACAATACGATTACGCACAAAGCCTTTCCCGGCGGAACGCTCGACTTTGTTGGCGCCAATTCGCCGACCGACCTGGCCAGCCGGCCTAAGCGTGTCATCCTGTGCGATGAGATCGACAAGTATCCGCCGTCGGCTGGCGCCGAAGGCGATCCACTGGCGCTCGCCGAAGAGCGCGCTTCGACTTTCAAGGCGCTGGGTCGTGCCAAGTTTGTCCGGGCCTGTTCGCCGACGGTGGAAGGCGTCTCGCGCATCGCGCGAGAATATGCCGCCAGCGATCAGCGCAAATGTTTTGTCGCTTGTCCGCACTGCGATTTCGAGCAGGTATTGGGCTGGTCGCATGTACGTTGGGATCGTGATGAGGCTGGCATTCATCTGCCGGCGACCGCGGCGATCGCTTGTGAGGCTTGTGGCGCGGTCTGGTCGGATCGCGAGCGCGTCTCTGTGCTCGATCGATTGGCATCTTCACCGAACTATGGTTGGCGCCAGACTAAATCCTTTTCGTGCTGCGGTGAGAATCAGATGCCGGAAAAATGGGATAATAAGGGACGAGCGCGATGCATCCTCTGTGGAGGAAGAGCGCAGTATGCCGGCCATGCCGGATTCCAGGTCTCAAAACTTTATTCCAAACGTCAACGTCTTTCAGAACTGGTACGCGAGTTTTTGGATGCTCAAGGGCATCCGGAATTGTTGCAAAAGTTCACCAACAGCGGTCTTGCCGAGCTTTGGAAATCGACTGTCTCCGAAATCTTTGAAGGAGATATCGCCGGCCGCGCGGAGCAATATGGTCCCGACGACCTACCGGACGAGGTGCTGATAATTACCGGCTTCTGCGACGTGCAGGGCGATCGCCTCGAGGTGCAGCTGATCGGCTGGGGCAAGGATGAAGAGGCGTGGCCGTTCCAATACACGGTCATCAATCAGGATCCGTCGCAGCCGATGGCATGGTCGGAACTTAATTCGCTCTTGATGCAGAAGTTCACGACCAGATCTGGCCGCTTGTTACGTGTTGCGGCCTTCGGCATCGATACCGGCGGCCATCACGGCTCACAGGTCTACGCCTTTGCCAAAGCTCGCCGCGGTCGCCGGATCTTCGCCTGCAAAGGTATTGGCGGCAAGCGGCCGATCTGGTCGGGCAACGCAACGCGTTCGAAGTTGAACGATCCGCTTTGGCTGATCGGCGTCGATAGCGCCAAGGATGCGATCTATGGCCGTTTGAAGATTCAGCCGCCGGAGGCGGGAGAACGAAAGCCGGGCTTCATCCATTTTCCCGCCAGCGATAATTTCGGTCCGGGTTATTTTGAGCAGTTGACATCGGAACATCGGATTACGCGCAAGCGGATGGGCCAGCCATATACGGTCTGGGATCTTCCTGAGGGTAAGCGCAACGAGGCGCTTGATACCTTTGTCGGCGCGCTCGCTGTGCGCCGCTCACTGCCGCGGCGGATCGAAGTCGCTCTGCAATACTCGGCGGTCTCGGAAAGACCGCCGCGGGAGACGGTCACGGTCGTTGCCGGCCAAGCCGCGCCGCCGCCACGTCGTTCGCTTGCGGATAGGCTGCCTTAGATGAGTGAGGGCGCCCGATGTTCAATCCGAACAACACTATTCTCGCGGGCACGCCGCAGGCAGAACTGCAGAAGTGGCTGACCGAGGCGCAGCTCGCATACAAGCAACTTGTCACTGAGGGCAGGCCGGTCACCGTCTCCTATGACGGGAAATCCGTGACCTATGAACGGACGAATGAGGCTGCGCTTCAGAATTGGATCGGATTGTTGCAACGGCAACTCGGCATCAATTCCGGGCGCCGGGCAATACGGCCTTATTTCCGGTGATAGGCTTCCATGACTGAGAAGGGAGTTGTTCTTTACGGGCCAGACGAAAGGCCGCTGCCACCGCGCCGCCCGATGCGTTCGCGTGCGTTGTCGGGAGGCGAAGGCGGTTACGGCGGCCCGGCGTATGATGCCGCGGACCTTTACGGGCAACATATGGCTGCATGGCAGCCATATCTCTGGTCGCCGGACGCCGAGCTCAATATCTATCGCGATCGCATCGTCTCGCGCGTGCGCGACATGGTGCGCAACGATGGCTGGGCCTCCGGTGCCGTCACGCGGATTCTCGACAATGCGATTGGTGCTCACTTGCGACCGATCACCAGGCCGGATTATCAGTTTCTCGCCAACGAGACCGGCATCAAGGCCTTTGATCATGTTTGGTCCAAGGAATTTGCCCGCGCGGTCGACGGAAATTGGCGCAGCTGGGCACATGATCTAGGACGATACTGCGACGCCGCGCGCAATCTGACTTTCAGCCAGATGTGTTTTCTCGGCTTCCGTCATCTACTTGTCGATGGCGATGCGCTTGCAGTGATGATGTGGATCCCGGAACGCGTCGGGTTTGGGAAGGCGCGTTACTCGACGGCCGTGCAGATGGTCGATCCGGACCGTTTGTCGAATCCGCAGCTTCGCTTCGATCAACAGGTGCTACGGGGTGGCGTCGAGATCGACAAATACGGCGCGGCGATCGCCTATCACATCCGCAAGGCCCACGCCGGCGATTGGTTCAGCGCCGTCGAGTCGATGACCTGGGAACGGGTGCCGCGCGAGACGGAGTGGGGTCGTCCCGCCGTCGTGCATTATTTCGACAGCGATCGCTCCGGCCAGCATCGCGGCGGAGCCGGCATCTTTGCACCCGTGCTACAGCGTTTGAAGATGCTGGTGAAATACGACGGCGTCGAACTCAACGCGGCGATCATCAACGCGATCTTCGCGGCTTACATCGAGTCGCCGTTCGATCGCGAGATGGTCACTGAGGCGCTGGATGACGGCGAGAAGTTGAATTTCTATCAGGAACAACGAATCGCAGCTCACGACAAAAAAAAGATCATGCTTGGTAATGCCAGGCTGCCGATCCTGTTCCCCGGTGAGAAGATCAACACGGTGCGCGCGGAGCGGCCGAGCGGCAATTTCGAGGCCTTTGAAGGCGCAGCATTGCGCAATGTCGCCTCCGGGCTTGGGCTCTCGGATCAACAAGTAAGCAACAATTGGACCAATGTGAATTATTCGAGCGCGCGCGGCGCGATGCTCGAGGCCTGGAAGACGCTGGGGCGCCGGCGGGACAATTTTGCTTTCGCTTTCGCCAGTCAGATCCGTGCCGGCTGGCTGGAAGAGTCGATGGTCAATGACGACCTGCCTTTGCCGAAAGGCATCGGCTCAAGTCGCGCGTCACGTTTCGAAGAGTTTGTCAAATATCGCACGGCATATGCGCGCTGCCGCTGGATGGGACCCGGCAGAGGTTGGGTCGACCCCGTCGCCGAACGTCAAGGCGCCGTCATGGCCATGGATGGCGCATTGTCGACGCTGGAGCAGGAATGCGCCGAGCAAGGCCTCGAATGGGAGGAGGTGCTCGAGCAACGCAGATACGAACTCGAGCGGCTCGACGAACTCGGCATCCCGCGGCCCGAATGGGCCGGTCAATTCACGGCGACGGAAGTTGCCAAGAAACCGGAAGCCCAATGATCCGCGCTGATCGTTTTCTCAATGTTCCGCTGGCCTTACTGCCGGGTGAGACGGAAAAGATCCTGCGCGCGCTCGAACTGCGCGCGGAGACGGCGCCGCAAAGCCTGGTCATCGAATCGGAAAACCGTGCTTATCCACCATACGAATTGACCAAGGGCATCGCCGTTATCCCAATCAACGGTATCCTCGTTCATGAGGAGGAGTGGTTTTCACCTTTCATCGGGGAGATGGGATACGATCGCATTCGGGCCGTATTTGATCATGCGCTGGCCGATCCGGAAGCCAAAGCGATCGCGCTGCATGTGAATTCGCCGGGCGGTATTCTCGCCGGATGTTTCGACCTAGCCGAGCGGATTTTCGAGGCACGCGGCGAAAAACCGATCTGCGCTATTCTCGACGAATGTGCCTATTCGGCGGCCTATGCACTGGCTTGTGCAGCCGAGGCGGTGACTGTGCCGCGGACTGGCGGCACCGGCTCGATCGGCGTCGTCGCCATGCACGTGGACATCACCAAGGCGCTCGATGAACTCGGCATCGCGGTGACGACGTTCCAATATGGCGCCCGCAAGACGGATGCTTATCCGACGACGCCGATGACTGAGGAAGCGCGAGTGCGTTTCCAGGCCGAGATCGACACGCTTGGCGAGATGTTTGTTGATCTGGTCGCGCGCAATCGCGGCATCGCGGCGTCAAAGGTGCGTGCCACTGAGGCCGGCTGTTTTCTCGGTGCCGCCGGCGCGGCCGAAGATCTGGCTGATGAAGTGCTCTCAGCTGATGAAGCGTTTCTCAGTCTGGTGCAAGAAATAGCCTAAACCCCTTTTTTTCTGGAGGACTGCAAATGTCGACTTTTGCCACGGCTGCATCTCGCTTCGCGCATCTCGGCCGCCCCGCGCCTTCCGTGAAGGCGGAGACCGAAGAGGAAAAGAAGAAGCGCGAAGAGGACGAGGCGGCTGCCAAGAAGAAGGCCGAGGAAGACAAGAAAAAGGAAGAGGACGAGGCGGCTGCCAAGAAGAAGGCCGAGGAAGACAAGAAAAAGGAAGACGCGAAGAAAAAGGGCGATGGCGACGACGAGAGCGATCGCGAGGACGACGAGGAACCGGAAGCTCGCGCTGCGCGAGCTCGGGAACGCGGCCGCATTGCCGCTATCTTATCGTCGGAAGCCGGCAACGCCAATCCGATCGCCGCAGCGCATATCGCCACCGGCACGTCAATACCGCGAAGTCAGGCGATCGAAATGGTGCACGCCATGGGTCCGGCGGCAGAGCCGGCGCCGCGCGGCGATCCGCTGCGCGAGCGCATGGCCAGCACGCCCCGGCCGGACATTGGCGCCGGCGAGGAGCGGCCGGCGGCGAACCTCGCCCAGATGATCGTGGTCGCCGACAAGAAGGCTCGCGGCGAAACCTAAAAAGCATTTTCGCCGTCACCCATCTCCCCTCTTAATCGTTTAGCAGAAGGACCATTCCCATGGCCGCTCCTACTACCGTGACCAACGTCTCCGACAATCCGCAGAATCCGTCGGCGACTTCGCAGGCCTATCTTCCCGATCAATTGATCGCAGCCGGAAACAGGCCTCCGGTTACCGCGGAAGTCTTGATCGGCGGCACTGCCATCCTGCAGCGCGGCCAGGTGCTTGGGCAGTTGACGTCCGGCGATGTCGGATCGGCTGCTGCCGCCTCCGGCAACGTCGGCGATGGCACCTTCAGCGCGATCTCGAAGGGCTCGGCCTACAAGCCTGGCACCTACTCGGTCGTATTCTCTGGTCCGACCGCCTATGAGGTGTTCGATCCGGAGGGCGAAGTCATCGCTGCGAAGACCACAGCCGGTGCGTTCACGTCGAGCGACATCAACTTCACCTTTACGGCGCATACCAACGCCATGGCGGCGGGCGATAGCTTCACGATCCAGATCGCGGCTGGCACGGGCCCATACGTCGCGGTCGCCGAAGGTACCAGCGACGGCAGCCAGACGGCGATTGCGATCCTGGTCGACGTCGCCGATCCGACGCAAGGAGGCACGTTGTCCGGAGCGGCCTGCGGCGTGCGCGCCGGCATATATCTGTCCGGCGAGTTCAACGAAAAGGCGATCATCTACGATTCGAACTTCACGCCCGATCAGATGAGATCGGCATTGCGCTCGATTGCGATCTATCTCAAGGGCGCAGTGTCGGCGGCCGATCCGACCGATCCGACCGCAACCAATCCCTGATAATTGCCGCCGACGTTTCTCTTAATCGATTGAGGAGCGCCCGGCACATGTCCGATTACGATATACGTCCGGGTCCGGCGCCGCCGAGCACGGTAGATGATCCGTTTCAGCAATGGCCGCTGTTGCGGGACGTCTTTCGGCCCGATGATCTGATCGCGAGCATGACCGATCCGGTCAGCGATACCGTCACTGTGACCGGCGGCGGCCTGTATCGACGCGGCACAGTGATGGGCAAGACCAGCGCCGGGCTCTATCGCCCCGCTGTTTTGACCGCGACCGACGGCAGTCAGCAATGCATCGCCATCCTCGTTGCGCTGACCGATGCAACGGAAGGCGACGTCCGCGCCGGCGTCTATCTCGACGGCGAATTTAACGCCGAGTGCTTAACGCTCGATCCGAGCATTTCGCTTCTTACGGCACAGGCCGCGCTGCGGCCATTCGGAATTTTCGTCAAGGGCGTCAATCTGACGGCCTAAATTCACTCTGAGCACAGGAGCTAATCGTCATGGCGACCCCAGGCGGGAATCTGATTTACGACACCAACACGCTGGTGCAGGTGGTGCCGAACCTGAAACGTCCGGTGACGTATCTGTTGGACAAGTTCTTTCCCAACATCGTCGGCGCGGACAGCGAATTCGTGTCGATCGACGTCGACGTCGGCAAACGCCGCATGGCGCCATTCGTGTCGCCGCTGGTCGAGGGCAAGCTGGTCGAACAGCGCCGCGTTCAGACCAACACCTTCAAGCCCGCCTACATCAAAGACAAGCGGGCTCCGGATCTGCGCAAGCCGGTCCGGCGCATGATCGGCGAGCGGATCGGCGGCGAATTGACCGGCGCCGAACGTGAGATGGCCAACATCGCATTCGAGATGACGGATCAGATCGACGTGCTGACCCGGCGCCTGGAATGGATGGCCGCCTCGGCGCTCACGACAGGCACGGTCACCATCGCCGGCGAGGGTTTCGAGACCGTCGTAGTCAACTTCGGCCGCGACCCGGCGTTGACCGTGGCCAAGACCGGCACTGCGCAATGGACCCTGGCGAATATCGCCGACGGCAATGCCTCGCCGACCACCGACATCGAGACCTGGCAGCGCACGATCCTGAAGAAGTCCGGCGCCGTGGTGACCGATATCGTGTTCACCACGACGCCGTTCCAGGGCTTTATGGCCGATCCGTTGGTCAAGGGAGCCCTCTACTATCCGAAGCTGGGTGATTTCGGCAACGCCATCGATCCCGGCGCCCGCATCATGAAGGGGGCGATCTACAAGGGGCGATGGGGCCAATACGATTGCTGGATCTACAACGAATGGTTTGTCGATGACGACAACGTCGAACAGCCGATGCTGATGGATGGCACCGTCATCATGTCCGGCGAGATGATGATGGGCACCCGCGCCTTCGGGCAGATCATGGACCCAGCGTTCAACTATGGGCCGATGCCGTTTGCGCCGAAGACCTGGCTGTCGGAAGACCCGGCGCAACGCTACATCATGATGCAATCGTCGCCGATCGTGATTCCGTCGCGCGTCAATGCCGCGCTGGCGGCCAACGTCTGCCCGCCGCAGCTCTGGTGAGCTGAGGCTTTAAACGGCGCGGGGCCGCAATGCGGTGGCCTCGGCATTTAGGACAACAAAGGAGTTATCCGTTATGGCGAATCCAAACGACCAGAAGACGAACAATCTCGATCTGAGGGATCAGAAGATGCGCGCTACCATTGCGCAAGGTCGCACCATTATGTTTGCCGATCCGGCCAATCAGATGATCATCGGTCATGACGTCGACGGTAAACCAATCAAACGGGCGCAGCCTGTATATTTGCAGGAAGGCAACGAGATCGAATTGCCGCCCGACGAAGTCAAACGGCTCCGCAAGATCGGCTTTCTGGTCGATCCGAATGTCAAGCCGATACCGCGCGGAGAGGGACCGAGTTTCAGCGCAGAGGGCCGCAAAGTCGCCTGATATCGCGTAAATGGACGAGCAGCCGCCGGTCGCCTTCGGCGCGGTCGGACCGCCATCATGGTCCGACCGCCCCGCCTTCCTGGTCGGAGGCGGCGCTTCGCTCAAGGGCTTTGATTTCGGCGAACTGCCATTTCTCGGTTACGTGCTCGGTGTCAATCAATCGATCTTTCATGTCGATTGCAGCGCCGGCATTTCCATCGATCGATTATTCGTCCAGAATACGACTGCGCCGCTCGAGGCCTTCGCAAAACATCGCGAACTCTATCTGGCGCCGGGCAATACCTGGTGGAAACAGATCGGACCCGTCGCCGGCGCGATCTATCTGAAAAACATTCCGGACGGATTGTCCGACGATCCGGCAACGCTCGCGACCGGAGGCACGTCCGGTTATGCGGCGCTTAATCTCGCGGTGCTGAAGGGCGCCAAGCGCATCGTATTGCTCGGTTATGATTATGGTCTGATCGATGGGCAGCATCACTATCACGATGCCTATCCCTGGCACCATCAAGCCAATGATCAAAGTTGGCCGTCGTGGGCGAAACAATTCGATGCCATGGCGCCATCGCTCAAAGAACTTGGCGTTGACGTTGTGAATGCTTCGCCCTCGAGCGCGATCAGCTGCTTTGCGAAAATGTCGATCGAGGATGCGTTGACGTGGGCGCAGTGAACAGAGCTAGAGAAAAAAGACCGATGCCCGGCCCGGGTCGAGTTCATTTTCCGCCGCATCTACTGCATCCGCCTCCGGCGCGGCCAGTGGCGGTATCTGTCCAGCCAGTGCCGGCGTCTGTCCGCCCGCCGATCATCATCGAATGTCCGTGGGGAATTGGCGATAATCTGCAATGCCGTGCCGTCTTTCGCGAACTGAAAAAGACCAACAGCATTTGGCTCAAAGCCCGCAACGTGGCGATGTTCCACGACCTGATCGGAGATGGCGTTAATATCATAACTCATGGCGGGGCGCGGATCCGCGAGGGCTTTCAATGCCCCACCAGCGCCGCACCGTCCAACGCTGCGACAAAAAGGATCGATTATCGGCACCCCGAAATAGCCCGTCATGGATCCATCTTGGCGGCGCAGTTCTCTTCGGTCGGGCTGCAGATGCCGGCGAAGCCGGATTTTTCCCTACCAATCTTGCCGGCCTGGCGGGACAAGGCGCTGGCATTGATCCGATCATGGAATATCGGCGAGCGGCCGTTGATGGTCTATCGCCCGATCATTCTTAATACCGGTTGGAGCTGTCCGTCACGGAGCCCCGATCCAGCGGCTTACGCTGCCTTGTTTCAAAGCATTCGACCGCAGTTCTTCGTTGCCAGCATCGCCGATCTGAAGCCGGGAAAGGAATGGATCGTCGGGCCGGAACAGGATGCCGATGTCAAGCTGCACAGTGGCGAGCTCGACTTCGAAACCATGGCAGCCCTGTTTGCCGAGGCCGATCTGGCCTTCGGCAATGCCGGCTTCTTTCCGGTCATGGCGCTTGCCGTCGGCACCCCAGCGATCACGGTTTACGGCGGTCACGAAAGTTCGAAGACCACGCAGGCACCGGCTCGACACTTGGCACCGTCGCTGTTCATCGAGCCCGACCAGCCGTGCGATTGTCACGCGTTCGATCATGCTTGTGACAAGACCATCAGCCTCGAGCCGGCGAAGGCGCGGATCCGCGATTTTGTTGCTGCCAATGTTCGGCCATTACTGCGGACGCTGATCGTCGTCACCTGCTATGTGGATTCAGCACATCGCGCGCGATTGTTCGACCATTGCTTGACGCTGACGCGAAAACGCAATGCAGATTGCGATCTGCTGGTGGTCGATTCACATTCGCCGCTGTGTCCCGGTGTCGCCAAGCTGATTGCTGACAAGCACGGCGCATTCCTGCCATACTCAGGCACGCCCGCGCGGCAGATGGTTTATTCGTTCCCCGACAATGTCGGGCATCTGTCACGTAAAGGTCGTGACGGTTGGGGCCGAGCGTTCTGTTATGGTCTCGATGCCGCAGTCCAGGCCGGCTACGACTACGTCGTGCATATCGAAGGCGATTCACTGTTCCGCCTGCCGGTACTACCGATCGTGCGGCAGATGCGGCGGCAGAAAATCGCGGTGCAGTCGATCCCGGTGCTCGGCACCAAATACGAAATGCGCGGTTGGGTCGAAACCGGATTGATGTTCTTCTCGACCGAGTTCTTGGTCGAGAGCAAGCTCACTCAACGCTACGATTGGCCCAACCGCAGAGAGAGCCCGTCGCCAGAGGCGGTCGTGCGCGGACTTTGCGGCGACAAGCTGCAGATGGCTTCGTGGAAGGCATGGCGGGGAGACAAGAATCAGATCACTGCGGACAATATCGCAGAGCTAAATCTGGATTGGGTGACGCATTGCTGGGACAACGATCCGGTCTATGATCGCTTTCTCGAGGTCAGTCTGAATGAAGCTAATTCGCCGCGTCGGGTCGTAGCCATCGCTGCGCCCTTGAAATCGCCAGGCTTGAAAATCAATCTGGGCTGCGGCAGCAATAAGCTCGATGGCTGGCAGAACTTCGACAGCCAGATCGACATATCAAAGCCGTTGCCGTTTCCGGAAAACTCGGCGGATTACATTTTCGCCGAGCACGTCGTCGAGCATGTCGATTATTACGGGGCAATCGCATTCTTCAAGGAATGTCATCGCGTGATTAAGCCGTGCGGTGTCGTGCGCATCGCCGTGCCGTCGCTGGAGAGTATTCGCAACAAAGGTGATGCCGAGTATTTTGGCTTTACCACCAAATGGCAGAAGGTCGGTGCCACGGCGCGCGGCGCCATGCACGCGATCCTCTATGCCCATGGCCACAAGATGGCGTGGACGCAATCGCTGCTCGAGACGACGCTGTTCTACGCTGGTTTCGATCAGCTCGCAGCGGCGCGACCCGGGGAATCCGAGCACCAAGCACTGCGCGGCGTCGAAGGTCACCACAAGGTGATCGGCAAGAAGTTCAACGACATCGAGACCGTGATCATCGAGGGCACCGTGGTATCGTGATCATGCGCGAGATCAGCAGTTGCGAGGTCTGTGGTGCCGGCAATCTGATCAATGCGCTGAATCTCGGCGAGCATCCGCTGCAGGACGATTTGGTTCCTATCGGCGATAAGCGTTCGTGTCAGAAGTATGCGTTGGAAGTTCTGTTTTGCGATAGGTGCAAGACCGCGCATCTGCGCTGGCAGCTCGATAAGGAGAGATTGTTTCAACCGGGCTATACGCACCGATCGCATCAGACCAAAGATGTACTCGACGGCATGGAAGATCTGGTGAATGCCGCTGAGCTGCATTATGGCCTGGTCAAAGGTCGCAAGGTCCTCGATATCGGCTGCAACGACGGCAGCCTTCTCTCGGTGTTTGCGCGCCGTGGCGCTGCGACGTTTGGCATCGAGCCGACTGAGGCGGCTACCGAGGCCTGCAGCAAGGGACATACGGTGTGGCAGCGGTTCTTTGCTAAGTCTACCGCCGAAAAGTTTCTTTCCGAGTTTGGGTTTCCGGATCTGATCACCTTCACCAACGTGTTTGCCCACATCGAGGATCTGCCGGCCTTGATTGAGGCAGTTCGCGTCCTTCTCAAGCCGGATACGATGGTCATCATCGAGAACCATTATCTCGGTTCGGTAATCGAGCGGCAGCAATTCGATACGTTCTTTCACGAGCATCTGCGCACCTACAGCTATACATCTTTCTTGCACATGTCGCGCACGCTCGGAATGTACGTGAGCTGGGCAATGTTTCCGAAGCGCTATGGCGGCAATATTCGGGTGTTCCTGAAGCACGGATCGCACTCGGGTTATCAGCCGTTCATCGACAAGGAAAAAGACTTCGCATTCGCGCTGGCCGGCCTCAATCGGCAAATCAAGGAATGGAAGAAAAACAAACGTGCACAGATTCTAGCTGAAACCGAGTTCCACGGTTTCATCATCGCACCGATCGGCGCCGTGGCGCTGCCGGCGCGGGCGCCGCTCCTAATTAGTATGCTGGGCCTTGACCACAACCACATCTCCGCCGTCTATCAGATCGATGGATCGAAGAAGATCGGTCATTACGTGCCAGGAACGCGCATCCCGATCCTGTCGGATGCTAATTATCCGTTTGAGAGATCCATACCAGACACTCCACTCTTGAACATGGCCTGGCACATCCGCGACGAGATCGAGGCGCGATGGCGCGGCATGGGTTTCCGCGGCCGTTTCATCCAAATGATCTCGGCGCAGGACTTCGCCGATGCTGCGGTTGCCTGACGTCACACTGGTCGCCGTCGATGCCGTCTGCCACGATCTGCTGCGACTTTCGCTCGAGCAATGTCTGAGCTGCGCTGAATTCGCCGACGTGGTGATCTTATCTGATCGAGATATCGGCATTGGCCGGCATATGCCATGCGAAGCGCGGACCATGGCGCAGGTGCAGGAGTTGATGTGGTACGCCGTGCCGCGGGAGGTGCGCAGCACGCATTTTCTCATCGCGCAGTGGGACTCCTGGATCACTCATCCGGAACTGTGGCGGGACGAATGGTTGACCTACGATTACATTGGCGCCCCGTGGCCGTTCCACCAGGAGCTCGCCGTCGGTAACGGCGGGTTCAGTTTGCGCAGCGCCAGGCTCACGCGATTCGTTGCAGAGCATAAGAATGAGATAGATCTGACCTGGCCGGAAGACAGCGCGCTATGTCGAACGCATCGCCGCTTTCTTGAATCTTGCGGGTTCCGCTGGGCGCCCGATGAGGTAGCAAGCAGCTTTTCGTTTGAGCATACGCCACCGCATGCAACTTTCGGCTTCCACGGCATGTTTAATTGGCCACACGTGTTGTCTGAGGATCAGATCGCGGAGAGAATATCGGCCGCGCCGCCCTACGTGCTGGCTTCGCCGCAATATCAGTTGATGCTCGAGCGGCTGCTGTGTGGTGCTTTATCGTGACAAACAAGTTGCTGAAAACGCCGCACGGCGAGTTCTGCGTTGACGCAAGAGATCGGTTCCTCGGCGATAACCTGAGTCTGGCAGAGATCGATCTCGCTAGAAGCCTGCTATCGAATCCACAATCGACAATCCTCGTTGTCGGGGCGCATGTCGGCACTGTCGCCATTCCGCTATCGAGGGCATGCCGGGAATTGGTGGCGATTGAAGCCAATCCGGAAACATTCGTCTTGCTCGAGCGTAACATCGCTCATAACGGTTGCGACAACATACGCGCCTTCAACGTCGCAGCTAATGACGAGAGCAGAGCAATAGAGTTCTTGGCCAACACCGAAAACAGCGGCGGATCCAAGCGCATGCCGAAGTTTCAGGATGCGGGTTACTTTAGCGACGATCCAGCCATCGTGACGGTGCCGGGAGTTCGGCTTGATGACTACCTTGCCGACTTTCCAGCGTTCGATATGGTTTTCATGGACTGCGAGGGCTCGGAGTATTTTGCCTTTCTCGGCATGCCGAAGATATTGAGACAGGCGAGAACGCTGATGGTGGAATTCCTACCGCACCACTTATCGCGCGTCGCCGGCATTACGGTTGAACAGTTTATCGAACCGCTTTCGGGCTTCGATCATCTTTGCATACCAAGCAAGAACGGCGGCTGCACCAAAGCGGACTTTTTGAGCGTTTTGCAAAATATGTTCGATAACTGTGAAGTCGATTCGGCGATCGTTTTTGCCAGGTGCAATGCGCAAATCGACACGGAGCCGACTGGCGCGAGGCTGGTATCTGAGGATCGCGAGGTTATCGCGAGATGAGATGGCAAGGCCGCATTCAACCGGAGCGCCGTGGGACGATGATTCCTGGCCGCCCTTTCGTCGAACGCCTGTGGAGGCAGCTGCGGACAATCTTCGCGCGGCGTCGCGGGCAGCAAACAAAGAGCTTCAGCAATCCGCCGCGGCGGATAACAGTATTGTTTCCCGGCCAGAGGATCGAGTTGTTCAAGTCGGGCTGGCTGGAGGAGTGGCATCGGAGGCAGCACCAGTGAGCAAGCTGACCGAGTTGGTTGATATGGTGGAATCCGGCACCAACGAATTGGAGAAAACTGCTGATGAGCTGATGCCGCGGTTTGCTAATGCGATGCAGAAGGGGCGCGAGCACATGGGCCGGATGAAGTCTCATGTCGAGCGAGTCGAGAAGTCGATTGAGACTGTCGAGCAGTTCAACCAACGAATGTCGAACATGGCTCCAGCCGATGATGTTGTCGACGTCAAGAAGGCGCCGTGAATCGTGTCGATTGATTTCTCGCGACTGGTGTTGAAACCTGCCGTCCGCACTTTCGGCAAGCCGGTCAGGGTGCTGCCGAAGGAATCTCAGCCGTTCGCCGAGCCTTATGACGCTCACGGCATTTGGACCATCACGCAGGTCGATATCGTGACCGAAGATGGCGGCATACTGTCCAACCGATCATTGAAATTTGGCATTCGGCTCGAAGATTTCCCGGTGCCACCGAAGCAGGGTGATTTGATCATGTCGCGGGTGTGTGATCTGCCGCTCGGCTATTGGCAAGGCACTTTCGAGCCGCATAGTAATATCGATCTGGAAATCACCGATTTTCAGCCCGACGGCCAGGGCGGCGCCACGTTGATCATGACCAGGGTGACGCAGGTGACACAATTGACCAAGGCGGTGCGATGACGCCGGCCGATTGGGGGAACGCTCCCGAAGTACAGATCGTCGAGGCGATCATCTCGCGCATCAAGGGGCTGGCGAAGTTCAAGGATATCCGTCACGTCCCGATCCCGCCGCTGCAGCCGGATAAGTTGCCGGCGCTCGGCGTCTACTTCATGGGGACTGAGGCGCCCGCTCGCGGTGATGCCGATGTCGCGCCGCCGAAATTCGTCTGCGATGCAATGTTCGGCATCATGGTCGTCTATGCGATGGAAGATCCGGTCGTGCTCAACGGCAAGGTGGCCGCCTTGATGTTCACCATCAAGAACACGCTGCTGTCGGACGCGACGTTCAAGGCTTTGCCTGATGTGGTGAGCGGGGAGCCGTTCATCGAAGCGTTTCCCCGTTACCGACAGACGATTGCCTTTCCAAAAGACGGCGAGACTTACTATTGCGACGCCCGGCTCGGACTGACCGTTCGATGGAACGAGGACTATCCGCCGTCGACGTCGAACATACTGCAGACCGTCGCCGTCACAGCGCAGCCGTTCGGCGAGGCTGGCACAACCTTCGAAAACGAATTCTCAACCAGCGGATCCTGATCATGGCAAATATCACCGTCTACCCGACCAAGGCGTCGGCACTGCGCATCGTTCATCCGAGCCATGGTCCGTTGAAGGAAGGCCAGGGCACGAGCTGGATCAACGATGGTTTTACCATGCGCATGCTGTCGGACGGCCTGGTCACCGAGGATGCGAGCAAGGCCTATCGAGGTCAGCCCAATCCACTGCCGCAGCGTCCGACGTTGACGCCGCCGCCGGCGCGCCCAGCGAAAAAACGCAAAGCCTGATCGGTCCTTCTTCTTTCATCTGATCTGAAAAGTCCGGCGCTTCTCGCGCCCGGAATCCTTCCTTATTTGGAGATCCGAAGATGGCGATCGACACAGGCGTGCCGGCCTCATTTAAGCTCCCGCTTTTCTGGGCGACCGTCGACGGCAGCATGGCCGGCAATCTCAATGAGAACGGGACTGTCTTGTTGGTCGGGCAAATGCTGGGCTCGGCACATGGACCTTCAAATGCCGGCACGGCAACGCCTAACGTTCAGGTTCCCGTTGGCTCCGACGCCTTGGCGCAGAATATGTTCGGCGCCGGCTCGATCCTCGAGCGCATGGTGCAGGCCTTCCTCAACAACAACACGACGAACGAACTGTGGGCATTACCGGTGCTCGATGGTGTCGGCACCGCTGCGACCGGCACAATAGATTTGTCCGGCACCATTACCGGCTCCGGCGTGCTGTCGCTTTATATCGCCGGGCAACTGGTTTCGGTCGGCGTCGCGTCGACGGATACGCCGGACAGCGTCGCGGCCAATACCGTCACCGCCATCAATGCCTTTCCGGAATTGCCGGTCACTGCCGCGCTTACTACGAGCGGCGGTCCCAACGTCACGCTGACATCAAAGAACAAAGGCGGGATCTGCAACGACATCACGTTGCAGCTCAACTATCTCGGCGTCTATGGCGGCGAGGCGACACCTACGGGCTTGGTCGTCACCATGCCGGCGCAATTAACCGGCGGCACCGGCGAGCCGAATTTCACCGCAGCGATCTCCGCGATCCAGACGCAGGAATTCGATTACGTTGCGATGCCGTACACCGACACCGGCTCAATGACGGCGTGGAACACGGAGTATGGCTTCGGTCCCACGGGGCGCTGGAACTATACCCGTCAGCAATACGGTTTCATCGTCAACTTCTATCGCGGCGATTATGCCGACTTGTTGGAATGGGGTCTGGCGCAAAATTCTCCCGTCATGTCGACGATAGGAATGGAACAACAGGTCCCCTCGCCGGTTTGGGAAGCTTCCGCTGCCTATTGTGCGTCGGCGGCGCTTGGTTTCTCCGACGATCCAGCGCGGCCATTACAGACGCTCGAGCTGCTCGGGATCCTCCCGGCTTCGCTGCAGAATCGCTTTACGACACAACAGCGCGCAGCCTTGGTCAATTCCGGCATCGCCACCCAATATGTCAATCCATCCGGCAACATGGCGATCGAACGCGAGCAGTTGCAATATCAGTTCAACGTCTATGGCCAATCCGACACGGCGTTTGCATTATTGACAACCCCGTCGACGTTGCAGGCGCTATTGCAGCGAATGAAGTCATCGATCACCACAAAATATCCGCGGGTCAAGTTGTTCCCGGACGGCACCGCATTGGGCCCCGGCCAGGCGGCGGTGACGCCGACCATCATTGCCGGCGAGCTGGTCTCGGAATACAGCTCCGCGATGTATGACGGGCTCGTTTCGAATATGGCGGCCTTCAAGGCCGGGTTATTGGTCGAGATCAACGACCAGAATCCCAATCGCCTCGACGTGTTGTGGGATCCAACTCTCGCCGAGCAGTTGCGGCAGATGACTGTTTTGGCTCAGTTCCGACTCTTGGCGGCAATACCAGCCGGCTGACGCGGCTAGCCGTCCAAACCGAAAAACATCAACGCTTTCTTTCTCTGATCGGAGATCAACATGGCGACCACCAAAAGAATCGGCGGCGTGTTGTCGCTGCTTGTCGACGGCAATCAATTCGAGGCGCGCGGCAACTTCCACGTCAAGCCCTCGACCGTCAAACGGACCGGCGTCGCCGGCCAGGACGGTGTGCACGGCTACACGGAAATGCCAATCGTACCCTTCATCAAGGGTGATATCTCGATCGGCAATCAATTGTCCGTGCAGGATATCGAGGGTATCACAGCTTCCACCGCGCAGGTCACGCTCGCCAACGGCGTGACTTACGTCCTGCAGCAAGCCTGGGTCGATTCCGATTTCGACGTCGATACCGTCGAGGGCAAGCTCGAGGTCACCTTCGAAGGGATGTCGATTCAGGAACTCAACGCCGCGTCGACGGCAATCTAAACGCCGCCGCCATTGTAATGTGACGGCGTGAGGGAAAATAAAATGGAAGTCGTGGAACAACAAGTGAGCCCGGCGCCTGCCGATGTATCAGCGAGCCTCGAGGCGCCGGCTACTGTTGTGAGCGGCGATACGTCACCGTTGATTGCCGATGCCGGCGGCGATGCGCCCGCGGAAAGCGCAACCGCGCCGGCGACACCGGACGTTATCGAATACACGTTGGCGAAGCCGATCTTGTCCTATGGCAAGAAAACCGACAAACTGAGCATGCGATTGCCGACCGGCGCGGATTTGATCAGATACGGCAATCCGGTTATTTTCTATCCCTTTGTAACGCCGGCGAAAACCGAACATGACCCGGCGAAATTCATTCCCATCATCGCCGCCTTGGCGCGGGTGCCGTCGCCGTCGATCGAGACGTTGAGCACCAACGAGCTGGTCGGAATATTTGAGAAGCTCGAGGATTACTTTCTGCCGGATTTTTTGGATGCCAAGGCGTTCACGCCGGCCAAGCCGTTGCAGACGCCGAAGGGCGAAATCGCCGAATTGCGCTTGCGTGACCTCACCACGGCCGACTTTCTCAAAATCGGTAGTCCGGTGACGATCTATCGCAACGTCGATCCAATTCGCATCGAACACGATTACGCAAAGGTCGCAAAAGTCATCGGGCTTCTCGCGGACGTGCCGGCCGATTCTCTCGGAACGCTCCAGGCTGCCGAACTTATCGGTCTGGCGTGGGCGATCCTCCCTTTTTTTCTGGGGAAGAAAGGCTAGACGACTTTATCGACGATTGTATCGATCTAGCATTCTTCTATCGGATCAATCCATTCGATCTGTTTGATCGCTCTCCGGAGGCAATTGCCGAAGTCTATAGCCGAACAGTAGCCCGCGTGGAAAAGATGCAAAAGGAATAGATCTTGGCAGATCAAGAGACGTTGCGCCTCGCAGCGGAGGTCGTTGACAAATATAGCGGGCCGCTGCGCGAGATGCAGAAGGCGCTGCGCAAGATCTCGGATGAGGTCAAGGGCACGCATGCGCAAGGCACGCTGTATGCTAAGAAGCACCAGGAAGCCGTCGGCATACTCGGCAAAGAAACCGAGAAATTCGAGAATCGTCTGAGAACGGGCGTTACGCCGGCGCTGGCGGCGCTCGGCGTCACCACGCTTACAGTTGCCGGC